GGCTCTGTATGAGAACGACAACGATGCCAAGGCTGCGGCACGCGCTATCGATCTGTATAAGGCCGATAAGGGCATTGCCAAGGCTAAGAAGGCCGATAGCAGAGGCGCAGCTATGGCTGTCAACACACGCGCTGGTAAAACTGCACCAACTACGGAAGCGTCTGATGGAGTGTTGTACGAAAGTCAAATCCAGAAGATGAGCGACAAAGAGTTTGAAGCCAATATGGAAAAGATTGAAACAGCACGCAGAGCAGGCAAGATTGTCTATGACATGAGCGGCGGTGCTCGGTGATGTTGACAAAGTGATGGTATTGTGATTTAACGTAGTAGCAGCATCTTCCCGTGTAACAACACCAACGAAGATGCTCTACATCTTGTGTCGTATCGAACGATGTTCGTCGTACACTCTAGGAGCTTAGCCGTTACTGAGCATGTTGCTATAGAGACATGTTTGTGACCACCTAATGCAAATAGACCCGAAAGAATAAGGAGATACGTTAGCCATTATTAAGGAGAAATCAAATGGCTTTTGCAGCAGCCTCTGGCTATACCAATTTAAGTGGTGGTGCGTGGTCGCCCATCATCTATTCCAAGAAGGTTCAATTGGCCTTCCGCAAGTCGTCCGTCGCCCAGGCGATCACCAACTCCGAATACTTCGGTGAAATCGCAAACATGGGGGATTCAGTTAAGATCGTTCGTGAGCCCGAGGTAAGCGTTCAAGCTTACGCCCGTGGTACTCAAGTGACCGCTCAAGACCTCGAAGACAGCGATTTCACGCTGGTTGTCGATAAGGCCAACTACTTCGCGTTTAACACTAACAGACGCATTTGAGAGTAATCTCATCTAAATAACTGGGTGAATTGCTGGAAAACCTAAATAAAGTGTTGACAACTACTTCGATCATGATATACCATCGACATAACCGATGGAGGTCATATGAAGAAGTGTTCCAAGTGTAAAGAAGAAAAAGAACTAAGCGAGTTTCCAAAAACCAAGACAAACAAAGACGGCTACTCTTATCTGTGCTTCCCATGTAACAGGGAAACTTCTAGAAGATACAGACAAGAAAATTCTGAAACCTACTACAGGAATCAGAAACAAAAGAGACAAGAAGAGCCGACATTTGTAGCACAACTCTTGTACGCAACTAAAACAAGAGCACAGAAGAAGAAGTTAGATCACACACTGACTTTTGACTTCTTGCTAAAGTTGCTAAAAGAATCAGAATACAAGTGTGCCGTAACAGGTCTTGAAATGAATCTAAAAACAGATTCTAGGAAGAAAGCAAATTTGTTTAAGTGCTCTTTAGATAGAATTGACTCTACTAAGGGATACACTGAAGAAAACGTTCAATTTGTCTGCTGGGCTGTAAATCAGATGAAAGCAGACAAAACAGAAGATGAATTAAAGTTTTGGACAGAAACACTTTACAAGGCAATCAGCAGCCAAGCATAGACCGAAAGGTCTTTGAAGGTTCAACGACTAGGATATACCGCCCTACGGGGAGATGAAATCCATACGCTCAAGTGAGCGGAAGCGCCCAGCCCCTGATAAGTCAGGGTGATGATATAGTCTACTCTGCATTGAAAAATGCAGCAGCTTGAATAAAGCGGGCAAGGATTAACGACCCTTGCTGAATATAAAGGTAAAGTTGACGACATCGAATCGGCTCAGTCGCACATCAATTGGATGTCGCTGGCATCGGATCGTGCTGCCTATCGCTTGAAGGACCAGTTCGACCAAGACGTTCTCGGCTATCTGTCGGGCTACGAACAGTCTGTGTTGCACGGCAATGCCGACACCGCCCGCACTACCTTCCCCGGTACGAAGGCTGTGACGACTGCTGGCAACGACGAACTGTTGACGACGATGAAGCTCATCAAGGGCTCGTTTGGCAACATCACCACGGCCAGCGCCGGTGACCACTCTGTTCCCATTGCAGCGCGTCTGCCTGGGACCACGACGATGCCGACGGATTTGGTGTCGCCGCTGATGATCATCGCTCGTATGTCGCGTCTGTTGGATCAACAAAACGTTGACACCAATGGTCGTTGGCTTGTGGTTGATCCGGTGTTCGTTGAAGTGCTAAAGGATGAAGACAGCCGTCTTCTGAATGCAGACTTCGGTGGCTCTGGTCTGCAAAATGGTCTTCTGCTGAACAACCTGCATGGCTTCAAGGTCTATGTGTCGAACAACCTGCCGAAGGTTGGCACTGGTCCTGGCACGACAGGCACTGCTAACCAGAACAGCAACTTCGGTGTCATCGTTGCCGGTCACGACAGCGCTGTTGCTTCTGCTGAGCAGATCAACAAGACTGAGACCTACCGCGACCCTGACTCGTTTGCTGACATTGTTCGTGGTATGCACCTCTATGGCCGTAAGATTTTGCGTCCTGAGGCTCTGACCACCTGCAAGTACAACGTCGCTTGATGCTGCGCTTAGTGCTGTAATTAACATAGGGAGGCTTCATTGTCTCCCTATGTCTGTATAGAAAGGAAACCATAATGGCTACTATTGATCTCTCTAACGGCTTAGGCGGCGCTCCTCGTCCGGTGCGTTCGCTTACGAACATGCCGTATTTCGTTGAGCGTGAAATTGACTTCGCTGCTGCTGCAACGGCTAAGGGCTCTGCTCTGGCTGCTGCTGACGTCATCGAAGCTATCGATGTTCCTGCCAACACTGTTGTTCTCAACGCTGGTCTTGAAGTGACTGTTGCTGCTGGTGGTGAGTCTTCGGACAACACCCTTGACGTTGGCATCACTGGTGTTGACGCTGACTGCTTCGTTGACGGCTTTGACCTTGACGCTGCTGCTGCTGGTGCTTATGCACAGAACGCTGCTGCTTATCAGCCGTTGGTGGTTGCTACTGCTGACACCATTGACGTTCTCATCGCTACCGCTACGACGGCTCCGACATCGGGCAAGATTCGTGTGTGGGCGCTGATGTGCAACATCGATGCTAAGCCCGCTCCTGGCGGTGTTGACCGCGACACGCTGGCTTAAGCTGGTATAACGGGGGAGTCGGGACAGGTTTGTCCTGTCTCCCCTTTTTGTTTTCTAAGGAACTAATATGGCTATCACACAAGCTATGTGCAATTCGTTCAAGACTGAGTTGCTTGGTGGCACTCATGATCTTGACACCGACACCATCAAGATTGCTTTGTTTACAAGCTCGGCTACTCTTGGTGCTTCTACAACGGCTTATTCCACCACTAACGAAGTGTCTGGTACAGGCTACACCGCTGGTGGCAATACGCTGTCAGGTGCAACCATTTCGTTGAGTGGCTCCACTGCCATTGTTGATTTCACTGACACAACCTGGTCCAGTGCCACCATCACTGCCAGAGGCGCTCTCATTTACAACAGCAGCAAGGCCGACAGAGCCATTGCTGTTCTTGATTTTGGCAGCGACAAGTCCAGCACCAATGGTGACTTCACTGTTGTGTTCCCTGCTGCTGACGCTTCTAACGCCATCATCCGCATTGCTTAATTGCTATGAAGATTGACTTCTCCTTCGACACTCCTCACGGCAAGTTTGCCGATGCTCTTCATCTGCCTGATGATCACGGCTTCACTGAAGCTGAAATCCAGGCGATGAAGGAGCAGCGTCGAGACAACTGGATTGCTGTGGTGACTGCGCCGCCTGCACCGGAGCCTGAGCCTGAGTACATCGAGATTGATGGTGTTCGTTACGTGAAGGTGTAAGAGATGGCACGCTATTGGGTTGGTGGAACTGCGGCATGGGATGGTACTGCCGGTACTAAATGGGCTACTACGTCCGGAGGTGCTGGCGGTGCCTCTATTCCCAACAGCACTGAAGACGTCTTCTTTGACGCAGCCTCCACCGGCACCTGCACCATCTCCACCGGCAACACCGGTGCCAAGTCCATCAACTGCACAGGCTTCGCCGGAACGTTGGCGGGAACCGCTAACATCACTGTCTCTGGTAGCGTCACGCTTGATGCTGGGATGGGGTTTACGTATAGTGGAACGACAATATTTAACGGCTCTGGTACTTTAGAAAGTGCTGGAAAAACGTTTTCTGGCCGTATAAGCATACAAATATCATCTGGAACATTGACGCTTGGAGATGCGTTTACAACATCAACGGGTATTACCGTAGTTCAAGGAGGATTTGATACATTCGGTTATAACGTTACATCCCCCGAAATATCTTCTAGCAATACTAATACTCGCACAATTAGTCTTGGGGCGTCTACAGTCACGTTAAGTGGCACAACGCCGATTGACTTTACAAACGGAAATACTCTTCTTACATTTAATGGTGGAACATCACTAATTTCTATTTCTAATGCTAATGCTACTCTTCGAGGCGGGCCAGCTAACGGCACAGGTGTAATTTTTTACAATGTATCGTTTACATCCACCGCCACTGGTACGTGCGCTATTCAGGCTTCAAATACCTTTAACAACCTGACTGTCACTGCCCCATCATCCGCAGGCGTTCGTCAAGTCACCTTCGACTCCCGTCAGACCATCAACGGCACTCTCTCCACCAACGGCACCGCAGGCAACCGCCGCGTCTGGTTCAGAGGTGCCACCTACGGCATCGCCCAAACCCTCACCATCAACTCAACCCCAAGCCTGACCGACGCAGACTTCCGAGACATCTACGTCATCGGCACAGCCGCGCCCATCAGCGGCACACGTGTTGGTGACCTGCGTGGGTGCAGAGGCATCACCTTCGACACGCCGAAGACCGTCTATTGGGTCACCGCAGCCGGTGGAAGCTGGAGCGGCAACAACTGGGCTGCAAGCTCTGGCGGCGCAGCCAGCACAGACAACTTCCCGTTGGCGCAGGATACCGCTGTCATTGAGAACACGGGGTTGAATACGTCGGCTACGGTGACGATGGACAACGTCATCACCTACACGGGTTCGGTAGATATGTCAACGCGGACGAACGCGATGACGCTGAGTCTGGCGGTTGGCTACACTATCTATGGTAATTGGACTAATGGTTCAGGTACTGCGTTTAGTGGCGGTGTTACAGCAATCTTTTTTTCTGGGCGCAACACGCAGACGATTACCAGCGCTGGAAAAACATTTACAGGTGGTATAAATACTGATTCCTACGGCGGCACTGTCGAACTCGCCGACGCCCTCAACATCGGCACCAACACCCTCACCGTCACCAACGGCACCTTCGACACCAAGAACTACAACGTCACCGCAGGTACTCTGTCGTCCAGCAATAGCAACGTTAGGACGATAACGCTGGGGTCGAGTACGGTGACGTTGAGCAGCAACGGTACATTTTTAAATTTGTCGAATGCTATAAATTTAACATTTAATGCTGGAACATCTACAATTTCCTCTAGCGGTAGTGCAGGTACTATTAATGCCGACGGTGTGACATTTTATAATATTACATTTACAGGAACAACAGCAGCAACAAAAACAATTACAGGCGCAAATACGTTTAATAACTTGACGCTCACCGCTTCTGCATCGGCGGGTTTGCTGCAATTAGCACTAGCGGCAAATCAAACCATCACCGGCACCCTCACCGTCGCCGGTGCCACAGTCGTCCGCCGCATCTTCGTCCGTTCCAGCACCATTGGCACCACCCGCACCCTCACAGTCGGCACGCTCAGTGCAGACGATTGCGACTTCCGTGACATCACCATTGCAGGCACCGCAGCAGGCTCTTCTCCGACCCGTGCAGGCGACTGTGGTGGCAACAGCGGCATCATCTTCCCTGCGGCCAAGACGGTGTATTGGAATCTCGCTGGCACAACTAATTGGACCTCTGATGGATGGGCGCTAAGTTCTGGAGGCACCCCTGCGGCCAATAACTACCCACTTGCACAGGATACGGCAATATTTGACGATTCCGGTGCCGTTGACACTATTCGTTTTAATGTCCCAGTCAATTTAAAAACTTTCAATGCGTCTAATAGAACTACCACTTGGGCGGTATCAAGTAGTTTTGGTTTTAGTATTACCGGAGACGTTCTTATGTCTCCTGTTAATGCAGGACTTTTTGTATTTGAGATGGCGGGGCGCGGCACGCAAACAGTTACAAGTAATGGATCGCCTATTTTTAGATTAGATATACAATCTCCTAGCGCACAGGTTGTTTTAGCAGATGCGTTGACTATTACTGACTCAGTTTCAACTATCGGGTTACTTCTTTTTACCGGAAGTTTTGATGCTGTTTCATATAATGTGACTGCGTCTTTTGTAAATTCAAATAATAGCAACAACAGAACTCTAAAAATGGGTTCTGGTACGTGGACACTGACTAATACTGGGGCTGTCTGGAATTTTACATCAATATCTAACCTCAACTTCTATAAAGGCACCGCCAACATTGTTTTATCAGACACCAGCACCACTGCTTGTACATTTAATGGCGGCGGTCTCTCCTACAACAAACTCACCATCGGCGGCGCAACAGGCACCTCCACCCTCACCATCACCGGCAACAACCAATTCACCGAACTCGCCAGCACCAAAACCGTAGCCCACACCATTGCCCTTGGCAGCACAACGCAGACCTTCGGCAAATGGACGGTGACGGGTACGTCAGGCAACGTCGTCACGCTCACCGGCACTGGCACTGCCCACATCCTCGCTGGAGCCTGCACAGACAGCATTGACTACCTTGCGATGGGCAGCATCGGCTTCTCTGCAAATTCTCCTGGCGAGTTCTACGCTGGTGCCAACAGCACAGGCACAGCGGCAGCGCCTGTCTACCGCACAGCCAAGCCAGCCGACAGCACACGCTACTGGGTTGGGGGCACAGGTAACTGGAGCGACACCGCTCGTTGGTCTACGTCGTCTGGCGGAGCCTCAGGCGCGTCTGTGCCAAGAAGCCATGATGATGTTGTCTTTGACAGCGCGTCCAACGCCACAGATTACACAGCCACGGTGAATGCTGTCACTGGCGGCATCAGGATGAAGTCGTTGACCGTTGCCGGCCCTGCAAGCGGCAACGTGACGCTGGCTGGCAGCACAGCTATTGTCGGCATTCACGGCAATGTGACGCTGCCTGCGACGGGGTTGACGAGGACGTACACGGGCTCTATCACGCTGTCGGGGTCTACGTCGGGGTTGACGTTGACGACTAATGGTGTGACGCTGGCGTCGGCCATTACGGTGAATGGGGTGGGGTGTGAATGGGCGTTGGGTAGTGCGTTGAACAGCGGTACAGGTCAATTTATCATACGTGAAGGAGGTCTTGATCTTTCTTCTTATAATTTGACTGCTGGAGAATTAACGCTAAGCTCAACCCCCACTAACACAACAAAAGATGTTAAATTTAGCTCAGGAACTATAACTTTATCATCTGGTTTTAATTTTAATACGACAGAAACCAGTCGATCTAGTTTTACTTTTAATGCAGGAACTTCTCAGTTAAATATCAGCGCCTCTGGTATTACTTTTTCCGGCAACAACCAAACCTTCTACAACGTCGCCTTCACCAGCACCTCCGCAGGCACCGTCACCATCAACGGAGCCAACATCTTCAACGACCTGTCCTTCACCGGCATCACCGCCGCTGGTCTGAATAACATCAGTGTCGCCGCAGACCAAACCATCAATGGCACTCTGACGCTCTCCGCAGGCACCAACGCCACGATGCGTCATTTCGTCCGCTCCAACACCATCGGCACCACACGCACACTGACCTGTGCTGCTGTCAGCCTCACTGACGTTGACTTCAGAGACATCACCATTGCTGGTGCAGCAGCGCCAGCGACGGGGACAC